ATTCTTTGGTAACATACCTGCAGGAACGAATAGATGGAATATCTATATGGCAGGGACTGCTAACAACTATATAGCAGGAAGTTTGGGAATAGGTTCTGTTGGTTTATCTACATATTCTTTAAGAGTTGCTAAATCTTTAACTGGAGCAACAACAATGATTGGTATTTCTTCTGAAGGAACTATACAAAGTGATGTAACAAGTGCAATAGCTTATATAAGTGCACAATCAACTGCGGCTGCTGCGTTTACTTTAAATAACTATTATCACTTCTATATGCAACAAGGTTCAATTGGTGCAGGAAGTGCTATAACAAACCAATTTGGTTTATTTGTAGATTCAACATTAGTCGGAGCAACAAATAACTATGGTGTATTTCTTGGAATACCAAGTGGAACTGGTAGATGGAATTTATATGCATCTGGCACGGCTAACAACTATTTAGCAGGTTCATTGGGAATAGGTAGTACAAGCATTGATACTACTATGCTTAGAATATCAAGAAGTTTTAGTTCTACTATTACAGGAGCAATTTATTTAGATAGTCTAATTTCATCAACAGGCACAGGACAAATGAACTACATAACTACTGTTGCTCAAACTGCTGCTGCTTCTTTTACTGTTGGTGCTATAAGACATATAAACATAAATCAAGGAACATTTGGAGCAGGTAGTACAGTATCAGACCAATATGGTGTAATTATAAATAGTAATTTTGTAGGTGCTACAAACAACTATGGATTCTTTGGTAACATCCCGTCAGGAACTAACAGATGGAACTTGTATATGGCAGGAACGGCTGCTAACTATATGGCAGGTGATTTAGGAATAGGAGCAATTCCTGGTGGTGCAAGAAAATTAGAAATTGGGTTAAATGATGCAACTACTTATACAACTACAACATTAAGCAACGGATTGAGTATTACAAATACATCTGCTACTACAAATTCATTTGCAGGTATATTTTTATCAGCTAATCCAACAACAGGCAATGCGGCAAGAGCATCAATAAATGTAATTGCAATAAGTGGTGGAACAGGTGACTTGACTTTTACTACAAGAAATGCAAGTGTTCAAGCTGAAAAAATTAGAATTAAAGCACAAGGTCAAATGCGATTTGTTCCATTAGCTTCTGACCCTTCAGGTGCAGAGGCAGGAGATGTTTACTATAATTCAACAACAAATGCTCTTAAATTATACGATGGTACAGTCTGGAGAACAATCACAGTAGTTTAAAACAATATAATATGACAAATTTTCAATGGGTAATCCCACAAGATTCAATGGTAACTGCTTTGGCGGTAGATAATTTAACGGATGTGGTAATTCAAGTAAACGCTTATAGAATGATTACAGATGGTAAAACCTCAACTCAAATCCCTGTATGCGTAGGCTTAACACCTCCAACAGAAGGCTTTATTCCTTATGAAGACCTAACACAAGAAATCGTAGAAGGTTGGTTAAATCAAGGTACAGATGTAGCCGCTTTAGACGCTGAACTATCTATTCAATTGGATAACATAATCAATCCAAAAACAGTAATTTTGCCTAACCCTTTTTAAATAATAAATAATGGCAATAGCTAATATAACAGGTAATATTTTAACAGATAGTGGTATATCTACGAGTAGTTTATTGCCTCTTAGTGGTGGTACACTTACTGGTGCTTTAAGTGGTACAAGTGCTACGTTTAGTGGTGCAATAGCAGGAAGGTCAGGTGGTTATTTAGCTTTATATGATATTTCAACTAATACAAATAGATGGGATATTTATACTAATAGCGATAATAGCTTTAGAATGAATTATAATGGAAGTGGTGGTGATGAACTTATTATAGCTTCTACTGGTGCTGCTACATTCTCATCTTCTATTGCAGCTACAAGTGCTACGTTTAGTGGAGTAATTACTGGACAATCAAATGGGAATACATTTGGCACTGCATCTGCAACTGGTAGAGCAGTAATTATTCAAGCTGGTTCAAGTAATCAAGCAATAATGTTTAAGAATGCTGCTGGGGGTGATGGTACTTTATTTATAAATGGTACTTCAACTTCAATTGATTATAACTTTAATACTTATTCAGTAGGTGATGCATTGGTGATTAAAAACAATGGTAACGTTGGAATCGGAACGAGTTCGCCTACTTATAAATTAGATGTATACGGCGGAGCAAGCGGTACAAGAACTGATGTCTTTGTATCTAATGCAGCTGCTAATTATAATATTGGTGTATTATCCGATAACAATGGTTTTGCATCATCTACAAATGCAATGTTATTTTATACTGCTGCTAACGAACGTATGCGTATCACAAGCGGTGGTAATGTTGGAATCGGAACGAGTTCGCCTGCGGTTAAATTTGAAGTAGCTGGTAGTGGCTCAATAGGATACTTTAGAAATCCAAGTTCTACTGCTGCAACAACTTTTATTACTGTTGTTAACGCTAATAATACAAGCAATGGACTTGTAATGGCACATATAAGTGATGGAACTGGATATTTTGGTACGCAAAATAGTGCTGATTTAAGATTAGTAACAGGCGATACCGAACGTATGAGAATCACATCGGGGGGTATTATAAATACAACATCAAGATTAAATGTAAATGGTGCAGGTGATAATTCATTATTTAGTTTTATTAATAATGGAACAACATATACTCTTGGATTTAGTCCTAATGCAACTGCAAGTACAAGTACAACATTAACAATAACAACTGCTACAACTACTTGGATTTACAATGGTACAGGCACGGCAAGTTGGACATTACCTAATCCAAGCGGAACAAATCAAATGTTTTGGATTAAAAATGCAGGTACAGGTGTACTTACTTTAAATGCTTTTAGTGGTACTAATATTATAAATAATTCCGCAACAGCTGTTTCAAGTATAACAATAGCGGTAGGTGCAACTGCATTAATACAACAAGATGGAAACATTAGGTCTTATCAATTACAATAAAAAAATATAAAATGAAAACAATTAATCCACTAACCATATGGATAAACGGAGAGTCAAAACAAGCAAGTGTGTTATATTCACAAGTTAATTCAGATAATCTTGTAGACAATGCAACTTTTTACTATCAATTATTTGAACAAGTAGACATTAATATATCTCCTTTAGTAAATGGAACTGTTGATATGAATGGTGCTGATTATGTTAGCTACAATAGTGCTTCTGATGCTAATGCTTATGCTTGGGATTGGTTAGCTGCTAAACTTAAACTAACAATCACAGGTGATTATGTACCTCCAGTACCTCCTCAACTAGAACCAATTGTTGAAGAAGCTATTGTTGAACAACCTTCTGAATCTGCTGAATAATGAAGCATATTAAGGACTATTTAATCATTATCCTTGCTTTCTTTGCTATGGTGTGGCTATATGAGTCATGCCATAGCTCTAATGCTGTTATAGAGTCTGTAAACACCGATACTGTGTATCAAACAAAAGTGACCACCAGGTGGAAACAAGGAAAAGATATTCCTTATGTTATAATAGCTACAGATACTGTACATGATTCTGTACAAATTACCGTACATGATACTATACGCATAGTATCCGATTATATGCGTATATATGCGTATTCTGATACGATTAACGTAGATTCTAATACCTTTGTCATTAACGACACTATAAGCCAAAATAAGATCCAATCAAGGGGATTTGAGGCTAAAATAACCGAAAAAACCATACTTACCACCATTACTAAGGCAGCTAAAGCTAAGAATACCCTTTATTTGGGCTTTAGAGGCGATTTAAGCGAGTCTAATGGCTTAGAAGTACTAAGTCCTGGAATCATGCTTAATGCCAAAAATAAGGCTCTAATAGGTCTTAATGTAAATATTAATAAAAACTTTAATATAGGCTACTCAGGTAGTGTATATTTTAAAATAGGTAAAAAGTAAGTAAATGGCTTATCTATATAGGCACATAAGATTAGATAAAAACGAACCATTCTATATTGGAATTGGTTCTGACTCTACTTACAAAAGAGCTAAAGCCAAATACAAAGGCGACCGTAATAAGATATGGTATGATATTACAGCAAAATCAAAATATGAAATAGAAATACTTTTTGATGATATAAGTTGGGAATATGCTTGTGAAAAAGAAAAGGAATTTATAGCATTATACGGTAGAAAAGATAATAAAACTGGCATTTTAGCTAATATGACAGACGGAGGAGAAGGTGTTGTTGGTGCTAGTTATAAAAGAAGTATAGAGTCTAGACAAAAACAAAGTCAGACAATTAAAAAAAGAATGGCAGAAGATATTGACTTTAAAAACTTTCATATAAAAACATTAAGAGAAGGATCTACTAAAAGGAAGTATGGTCCAGAATCTGAAGAAACACGAAAAAAGAAAAGCGAATCACACAAATTAAGATACCAAAATGGTGCTGTATCTACAAATAAAGGAAATTTTGGTTCAAAATCTCATGGAGCTAAAAAGGTTATATGCACAATCACAAATAAAATATGGGGCAGTGCGATAGAATGTGCAAATGAAAATGGTATTAATCCAAAATATTTGCATAAAATTTTAAATGGTACAATAAAAAATAACAAAACATCATTTGTGTATTATGGCTAATAGTAAATCAAAATTAAATTTAAACCCTGTAACAAGCGTAATGTCATTCCGCGAGTTTAGTAAAGACCCAATCAAAGGAACTATGTTCCTAGTTATAATCGGTATAACTGTTCTTTATGTAGACATTAGAGGCAACTTCAACAATCAAATTAACTCTCAGGACGCTAGGATTACTAATCTTGAGTATAAGGATAGCCTAAAGACTCAGGCTTTAATTGAGTGTAAAACAGCATTAAGTTCTACTACAACTAAGCTTGAAACCTTAGATGCTATGGGAGCTATTAAATCAACAGTTAAATAAAAGGCAATGAAATCTATTCTTTTGATATTTGGTTTTCTAACAGTTACAGCAACTACTATAAATGTTACAGCTAAAAAAGAAGATAAAGCAGTAACTGAAGATAAGGAGTTCGAGCAATTTATGACTGAGTTTAATAGCACTATGACTAAGAACAAAGCTGTTCAAGTTAAAGCTGATCAGGCTAAAGAAGCTATAGTAACTTCTACCGTTAGCAAGTTCGCTGAGATTAAGCAAGAGGTTAACACATTAAAAAACGAACTAAATGAAGTTAAAGCAACTTTGGATAGTGTTAGCAATGATACTGCTGTCAGTTTCAAGCTACT